TGCTGTCAGGCTTTGTCGAGACGGTCGAGACCATCCTGACGCCGAAGTCAGATGACATCACGATCACTGGACGCGGGAAGCTTGCTGATCTCGTGGATTGCTCATGCCGGATTGACCGGGTGAACATGAACACGTCGCTGCAGATGCTATGTGCGGGCATAACAAATCAGTATTCGATTGGGATGTTCATTCCGCCAAATGGGACGCAGGCGATACTCGATCAATTGCCAACGCTGCCGCGCCAGATCATCAGCATCACGGAAACAGCGTGGGAGGTGATTGAGCGCTATGCGCGGTATTGCGGCCTGCTCGTGTTCGAAAGCGAGCTGGGCGAACTGACGATCTCGCAGGCGGGGACAGAGCTTGGAGCGTCCGGTGTGGCGGTCGGAACGAACGTCGAGGCGCTTGCGTGCACGAAGAGCACGCTGGGCACCTTCAGCACCTACAACGCCGTGCTGAGCGCATACAGTGCTGGCGCTGATGATGAAAGCATCCCGAACCTGCCCGTCGTAACGGTGGTGAACAACTCGACGACGGCGAACGCGTTGCGGTTTAGGCCGACTTATTTCGTGTCGGAGCAAAGCGCGACAGACCGAGACTTCGTGACGAAGCGCGTCAACTGGATGGCATCGCGCGCATATGGGCGGTCGCGCCGCGTGCGCGCGCTGGTGGATAACTGGCGCGATGCGAGCGGCTCACCGTGGTTCGTGAACGTCAACTATCCGGTGTCAGCTGAGAAATATGGTATCCCGGCGAACACCATCCTGCTGCTCTCGGAAGTGACGTTCATCCTCAATGAGAGCGGAACGCATGCCGAGCTCGTGTTCGGTCCGCGTCAAGGATTCCTGCCGGAGCCGATTGCGCTCGACGTGCTGCCGATGGACGAATCGATTCAAACACCTGCGGAGCGATAGTGCTGGCTGATCTGAACAGGCTCGCCCGGCGGATTCTTTTGCTGATGGCGCGCGGCGCGATCTCGCTCGTCGATGACACAAAGAGTGTGCAGACGATGCAGGTGAGGTTGAATGCGCTCGAGTTGCTTCCCGATGTGCCGCGCTATGCCGAGTTCGGCTTCACGTCGAACCCGCCGGATGGCACGCAAGCGCTCGTCGCGTTCAAGAACGGTGATCGAAACGATGGATTCGTGATTGCGACCTCGAACGCGAAATACCGCATGACGGGGCTCGCTTCTGGCGAGGTCGCGATACATGACAGCCGAGGGCAGTCGGTCTATCTGACGGACGCGGGAATCATCGTGGACGGCGGCGGCAATCCGATCACATTCACCAACACGCCGGAAATGATCGCGGACACGCCGCTTCTGAAGTGCAAGGGCGACATCCTCGACAACTACGAGACGAACACCCGCACTGTCGCAGGTATGCGGCAGGTGGCGAACACACACACGCACGATGTCCCGAACGTGACGCTCGGCGGAAGCACGCGGACATCGAATGAACCAAATCAGCTGGAGTAATGCATGTCGGACATCTCCGTCATCTGGGACGTCGACAACAGCCGCGGTGACTGGCAATTCGTCGCGCCGGCCCTCGTCACGGGCAACGATCTTCAAACGGCGGTGCTTGTCAGCATCTTCACGGATCGCGCGGCGAATCCAGACGATGTGATTCCGGACGGGACTGGCGATCCGCGCGGCTGGTGGGGCGACATCGGCGAAGACAAGCCGATCGGTTCGCGGCTCTGGTTGCTCGATCGATCGAAGCAGACGCAGGAAGTGCTGAACAACGCACGCGACTACATCAACGAGGCGCTGCAATGGCTGGTTGATGACGGTGTGGTCGCGAGTATCGATGTGCAGACGCAGTGGGTGCGCGACACGTTTCTCGGCGCGCAGATCACGCTCTATCAACCGACGGGCCCGCAGATCGACATGACGTACGCGTGGGCCTGGCAACAGCTCTCCTGACATGCCATTTCAAAGAAAGACGCTCTCCACCTTGATCTCCGAGGTGGCGGCAGATATTTCGTCGGCGCTGCAGGGCGCTGATGCGCTTTTGCGCTTTGCTGTGCTCAAAATCGTCGGCAAGGTGCAGGCCGCAATGTGCAATCTCCAATTCGGCTATCTCGATTGGATCTCGCGCATGGCGGTGCCATTCACCGCCGAAGATGAGTATCTCGAAGGATGGGCCGCGCTGAAGGACGTGTATCGAAAGGCAGCGACACAGGCGAAACTCACGGCACAGTTCCCCGGAACGACTGGAAAGGTGCTCAGCGCCGGTACCGCCGTGACGCGCGGCGACGGTGTGACCTATACGGCGTCGACGACGGGTACGGTAGACGGCACCGGGAATGTGTCGGTGACGGTCGTGGCCGATGTGGCCGGATCGGCTGGCAACGCTGATGCTGGTACGTCCGTCTCGCTGAGCATCGCCGTCGACGGCATCCAGCAGGGCGGGACGATCACCGGGACCGTAGAGTCTGGCGCAGACATCGAAGATAACGACGACCTCCGCACCCGCATGCTCGACGCGTATCAGAGCACGCCGCAAGGAGGCGATGTCGAAGACTACGTTCTCTGGGCGCTTGCCGTCGCCGGCGTCACACGCGCTTGGTGCGCGCCGAATGGTTTCGGAGCGGGCACTGTCGTCGTCTACACGATGTGGGACAACGCCGAATCAGCACACAACGGGTTCCCTCAAGGCACCGATGGTGTCTCGCAGAACGACAAGGGGCCGGGTGGCATTCCTCGTGGCGTGGTTGCAGCGGGTGATCAGCTCGTCGTCGCAGATTACATCGTGACGAAGCAGCCGGTGACCGCGCTGGTCTATTCATGTGCTCCTATCGCTAACAATCTGACCATCACGCTTTCCGGATTGACCGCGGCATCGACTGCGACACGCAATGCGATTTCGGCGGCGGTCGCCGATGTGCTGTTTCGCAACGGCGATCCGCGCGCGGGCACGATCAATCGCGACGACATCTCGGCGGCGATTCGCTCGGTGTCAGGTACAAGCGGGTTCCTGATCACATTGATTCAGGGTGTCGTCGGCGTAACGACAACGACATATACCGGAAACATCACCAGCGGCTTCGGGCAGCTTCCCGTGCTCGCGGGCGTGGAATACGTCTGAGGTCTCATGCTCGCACCGAATTACACGGCAGCCGACTTCCTGAAAGCGCTGCAAGGTTTGATGCCACGCGGGCGAGTGTGGCCGCGCGATCCTGATGCCGTTCAGACGCAGGTGCTATCGGGTCTAGCGCCGAGCTATGCGCGTGCGACCGCGCGCGCTAACTATCTGCTCGTCGATGCCTTCCCGGCAACGACGTACGAGTTGCTACCCGAGTGGGAATCGACGCTCGGACTACCGGACCCATGCGCAGGTGTTGCGCCGACGATCGCGCAGCGTCAGGCGCAGGTGCTTGCGCGCTTCGTCGGCGTTGGTGGGCCGACCATCCAGAGCCTCACAGCGTTTGCGGCAAACCTTGGCTACACCGTAACGATCAATCAGTTCGTCGAGGCGCGCGCTGGGCAGTTGCACGCCGGGGATCCGTGTAACGGGACGGCATGGAGCTATGCATGGCAGATCAACGCGCCGCTCAATACGGTCACGATCGCCCTGGCTGGCGCAATGGCCGCTGGCGATCCACTCGCATCGTGGGGCAATGCAGTGCTTGAGTGCGAGATGAAGGCAGTGATGCCGGCGCACACGATTCCAATCTTCTCTTACTCATAAGAGGCCACATGTATCGTATTGACGACGCAACCGCGGCGACATCGCTGCCGGCTCCCGAAGCCGCCGGAACGGAAGGCTATTTCACCGAGGGCAACCCGGCGACTGGAACGCCCGCCACGAAGGTGCGCGGATCATGGCTCAACATGATTCAGGAAGAGCTGCGCGCGATCGTTGTTGCAGCAGGCCTGACGCCCAGCAAAACGACATACACGCAAGTCCGTGATGCGATTAAGGCACTCGTCCCGCTGAACGCTCCTGGTCGCTTGCTTAACGGCGGCCCCACTGTGTACACAGCGGGAGCTACGTGGAATCGTAATCCCGCAACAACTTTCCTTATTGTTGAGGTACAAGCACCGGGCGGTGGCAGCGCTGGCGCGCCGGCTACCGGTGCCAGCCAGTATTCTGGCTCGCCGGGTGCGTCTTCGGGTTCATACGCAAAAGTGCTGCTAACTGCTGCACAGGCTGGTGCATCGCAGACCATTACTGCAGGTGCGCCAGGCGCAGCAGGCCCTGTCGGTAGTGGCGCGGGCGGAACCGGCGGCACTGCGTCATTCGGTTCCATTATCGTTTGCCCGGGTGGCCCTGGCAGCAGCAGTTATGGCCCTACTGGTACCACCACGTCGATTCAAAACGCGCCTAGCTCGGCAGGACTGCCGACTATATCTGCCGGTACAGTTATTGTCTCGACCCCGGGGAATACTGGTGGTTATGCAATTGGAACGTTGACAGGCGTGGCATCTGCACAGGGTGGTGCGGCGCCCATTAACGGTTCCACAACGTCAGAAGGCGCGGGCGGCCGTGGCACTGGTATTGGCGCAAGCACAAGCGCAGTGCCTGGTGCTGTAGGCGGCGGCAGCAAAATCATCGTTTGGGAGTATGCATAAATGGCTAATTACGCAATCGTGCAGGACGGCGTGGTGATCAACGTTGTGGTATGGGATGGAAATACGGAAGAGTGGCAACCGCCGGAGGGCACGGCGGCGGTGCTGGTCACCGACGAAACGGGGCCGGCATATATCGGCTTCCCCTATGCTGACGGGCACTTGATGCCGCCGCCTCCGCCCGTCAACGGATAACGAGAGCGACAGCCCTATCGATGACTTTCATGAGATGCCGCTCGACGATCGACAGGCAATAGCCGAAGGCGATTGTTAGGGCTACTCCCGTGGAGCCAATTGCAATGCACACGTCTGCGCGGTTGAGGTAAGGCGCTGCCCTCGTTATGACGTACGACGAGAAAGTGCAGACAACGAGAGCTTGGGCAAGATAAATCGGAAACGAGACCGTGCCTAGGAACCGTGAAATGCGGTTCCTGAAGAAACCGCACATGTCCTTGCTCAGATATGTGCCGACCACGAACAGAACTGCCATCAGGAATTTTTTATTGTCTTGGGCGAAGATGATGATCGTGTCGAGCACATCTGCGGCCTTTGTAATGTCGGGCACGCTCAAAAAACGGTATTCCAGCGCGTACGCACTGAGCGCGATCGCTGGCGCAATCACTCGCATCAATGTTTTCCCTCGGATACGCTCGAGCGCTCCTGTGGTTCTTAGGTAGCTGAAAAGGACGCCTATAAAAAACAGCGTGTACCACGTGTTCGCGGCAAAGGTGAAAGCGATGATGGCGACGATTGCAAGTTTTGGATTCCTGATCCTTCCATGCACATAGAGGTAGGAGAAAACCAGGAACGAACCCATTAGCTCGATTGGCATCGTCCATAGGAATGGATTAAATCCTTCCCCCCTGCTTCCTAAACTAAATACCGTCAAGAAAGGGTATTTCAGTGCTTGCAGCATTGTGAACTCGTTGGGCATTAAGACTCCCAACCAGTCTTCCCGGTGCACAATCGCCGCTGCTTCGTTGTTACGCACGACCCCAATCTCGATCGCGATCACGGTGACGGCGGTCATAATCAGGATTGGAGCGACGAGCCTGAAGTAGCGCTTCACGACCATCTTGTCCAGAACAGTTTTATTTCCGGACGACAGAAAAGGAGTCGATAGCGCATCGCCGGACAGGATGAAAAATATGTAAACCGCCATCGGCCCGTCGAAAAAGAAAAACGAACCCGGATTTACGAAGTGGGGATGCAGCTTGGCAAATGTCTCAAGGCACAGGTGGAAAATAACGACGCACAGAGCGGCCCAGCCGCGTATGCCGTCTATTTCCTCGACGCGACCGAATTGTTTCGGGCGGGGAAGTAAATTGGAAGGATTAGTCGCCTCGCCTGCTGCAAGGCGGCTCGGGTTCGCGGTCTCGGTCATTCTTGCGCTTCATTACATTTCATGTCCGCGCAGTGTATCAAATTACCAAAAGTTAGAATTTCACCTTCAATTCAACCGTCGTCACGTCATTCCAGAGTGGCGGAACATTGCGGTTCCGGCTGTTCAGCCCGGTGAAGTAATGCCGTGCGGCAATGCTCACGCGGCCATAACCGACCGAGACGCCGACCACGGGCGCGACGGCCCAGTAAGTGTCCGAGAGGTGCAGGTTCTGAGGCGGTACGCCGCCAACTTGCCAGCCAGCGATGTCCTCCGACCATGAATCGCGATGGATGTACGCGCCGGCCTCGGCGGCGAGCCGGATGCCGTAGAGCCAGTAATAGGCTTCGGCGGTCAGTGTCGCGCCCTGGCTTCGGCCTTCGCCAGTAAAGAACGCCGTCGGCACCGCAACCTGCGGCTTATAGGTGTGCGCCTTCGGATCGTAGTTCTCGTCTGAAGGCGTGCACGAGCATGACGCGGCGAAGCGCCCGAGGTTGACGTAGTCGAGGTGCCAGTCCATCCCCCATGCGCCGCGCGTCAGCAGCGGACCCGTGAGGCCGAGCGAGATCGTAGGCGGTTTGGCGGTGACGTGCGAGCCGCCCGGAATGCCGGCCTGCTGCCAGCGGCCGTCGGGCGTGTCAGCCTTTGAGAGACCAATGCCGGCCTGGACGTGGATGCCGTAGGGATGGGCGACATAGTCGTCGATCAGATCAGCGTGCGCAGACGTTGCTGCCGCACAGCCGAGCGACATTGCTACGGCTGCTGTTCTCCATCGGGCGCCCGGCTGAACTCGGCTCCTGCCCGGCGCATCCTTTCGAATATGCGCTCGAGGGTTGCCTCGTCCAATTCGAGCTGCGCCATCATCGTGAAGAGCATCTGCGCGCTCATAGGGCGCGGGTCGCGCGGGTTCGTGTACTTGCGCCAGTGCTGGTCGCCCGCAAGCCAGCAGAGATCTGCCATCTGCTTGCCGGTAAGACCAAGCTCCGCTTTCAAGTCGGCAAGGTCTTTCGCGGGAGGATGCTTGTAGTGAATTGGCATAGCCAGGCACGCGCCGGGCGCGAAATGTGAGCTTCATGATCATCGTCCTTTCGGGATAAGCGGGACTCGCAAATCCGTTTCCCTATGGACTGAACAATAGCCCTATAAGGGCTAGTAGTCAAGCGACAAAAACGACCGACCAACAGCCGCCTTCGGGCGGCTTTTTCATTTCCGGGGCCGCCTTTGAACCATCCACACGCAGAGCACCAGCGGATTGCCGCACTGGAGAGCCGGATGAATACGCTCGAGCAGGAGTTCAGCGCACAACGTGCTGAATTGTCGACAAACACCGAGGCGACGTTGCGCGTCGAGGTGAACACAAAGGAGTTGGTCGAGCTGCTGAAGCTCGCGAAGTCAGGCGTCGGATTCTTCACTGCGACGGGGCGCGTGCTGCGTCGTGTCGTGATCTGGGTCGGACCATTCCTGACGCTCGGCGGAATCCTCTGGGCCATCGCGCACGGCAAGTGGCCTTCACTGGACTGATATGAACCTCACACTTCTCGAAGCCGAACTGCGTCGAGATGAGGGCGTGCGGTACGTCCCATATCTCGACACTGCGGATCCGCCAAAGCATACGACCGGGGTCGGGCACAACCTGGACGTGTCGCCGCTGCCGGCCGGTTGGTCGTTCCCTCTGAACGATGCGCAAGTCAATCAACTGCTCGAGCGCGACATCACGACCACGCTCGCGAAGCTCGACAAAGCATTGCCATGGTGGCGCCAGATGGATGAGGTTCGGCAGCGCGTGCTCGCCAACATGTGCTTCAACCTTGGCATCGGGAACGCGGCGCTCGGCAGCGGCTTGCTCGGATTCAAGAACACGCTCGCGGCCATGCAGCGCGGGTCGTACACAGTCGCCGCGGCTGGCATGAAGGCGTCGAAATGGTACGGGCAGGTCGGCCAACGCGCTGTGCGCCTTTGCGCCGCGATGGAAACTGGAGCGATGCCGAAATGAAGATCGAAGAACTACATCGCACTGATGGCATCCGCACGATGATGTTCGACTGCCCTGGCTGCGGATTCCTGCATCAGGTGCACGTCGCGGGCGTGAATGTCCCCGTGTGGGGTTGGAACGGCCGCATGGATCGTCCAACGTTCACGCCGAGCGTGCTCGTGACCGGCGTTGAGCAGTTGACTGATGACGAGGTTGCGGCCTATCAGCGCGGCGAAGGGCTTCCGGAGCCTCGCCCACTGGTGTGCCATTCATTCGTGACAGACGGCCGCATCCAGTTCCTCGGCGACTGCGCGCACGCGCTCGCCGGACAGACGGTCGAGCTGCCTGACGTCGAATAGCTGCCGCGCAAATAAGCGCCGTTTACCCCTCTTACGTATAGCCGCCTTCGGGCGGCTTTTTTCGTTTACGGACATGCCGATCATCAAACACCTCGTCGACGCGGCGAAGGGCAAGCATCCCATCGCGTCGAAGCGCTCGTCACACTGGCCGACCGTGCGCAAGCATCACCTCGAGCAAAACCCAATGTGCGCGGTGTGCGGTGGCGCCGACAAGCTTGAAGTGCACCACATCCGGCCGTTTCACCTGCACCCGGAGCTTGAACTTGATCCGTCGAACCTCGTGACGCTGTGCGAGGCGAACAAGGGCGGCGTGAACTGTCATCTGCACTTCGGCCACCTAGGAAATTTCCGCAGTTTCAACGTCGAGGTCGTCGCCGACTCGCATCACTGGCACGACAAGATCTCTCACCGGCCGCTGGCCGATTCCTGAAGGAGAAAGCGTGAATAAAACTTCCAGCCTCATCACGGGCGGCCTGACCGTCAGCGCAGCTGAACTCGTGCCCGCAGTCGAATGGATCCTCGGCGGTTGCCGCGGCCCGGTACCGGCCAGCGTTTCTTCGCTCGTCGCCGGTCTGGTGGCCGCAGGCATCCACGCGGCATACAACGTCGTCGCCGCGCGCGCGGCAGCAAAGACGCAATTCGCGACGGCGCCGCTCATCAATCCGGTGAACGTCGTTTCGCCCGCAGTGTCGGTGCCCGCCGGCGCACAGCAGTAAATCCCCGCCGCTCCCGCGGCAAATTCAAAGGAAACCGAGATGAAAAAAATGCTGCTTACGGCAGGCCTCGCCGCGCTCATGTTCTTCGCTGGCTGCGCGAATGCGCCGCGGGTCGCTGGCGAGTTTCAAACGCAGGTTGCGAAGGCCTGCGCGGTCGTGCAGCCGACGCTGCTGTCGGTGCAGGCCATGACGGTCAGCGATCCGACCCAACAGGTCATCATCCGCCAGGTGGTGCAGCTCAATGGTTCCGTGTGCGCCGCCAATGCATCGGTCGATCCGTCCAACGTGTTCGCGCTCGTTAATACGTCTATTCCAGCCGCCGTGCAGGTGATCGCACTGCTGCCGATCGATGAGGCTGCGAAATCCGGCGCACAGATCGGGCTGATGGCGTTTCAGGTCGCACTCTCCGCGGCGCTCGCGCAGTATGGCGCGCCTACGACCGCCGCGCCGGCGGCCGCATCCGGAGCGGCGACGCAATGAGCAAGTTCCTGACTTCGCTGGTGATGGAGAACGCCACCGGCATGGATGACGGGAGGTGGCGCCTGACGGCGCCGCTGATCTATGACTCGGATGTCGCGGGGAAGGTCATCGTCGTGCCGACGGGCTTCATCACGGATCTCGCGTCCGTGCCGCGCGTGCCGATCGCGTACATGCTCGCTGGCGGAACGAGCAATGAGGCGAGCGTCGTGCACGACTACCTCTACACCTCTCACATCGTCGACCGTCAGACGGCGGACGCAGTGCTGCGCGAGGCGTCGGCTGTAACGGGCGTTCCGGCATGGCGCCGCGCGATCATGTGGGCTGCTGTCCGCGCGTTCGGCGGTTCGCATTGGGATGAGAAGCCCATTGCGGCGTGACAACAGTCTATGGCCTGTATTTCTGTTTTACAGGCTATGGACTGTATTTAATCGCTGGCTGTCCGAGAGAAACGATAAACGAATCGATCTCGCTTTGCGCAAGCTGGTCCCGACCGCCAATGCACACGACGTGCCCGATTTCCGTCACTCCGCGTCCGTTGCCGGTCATGGCGAGCTTCATCCCATGGTAGTCGCCGACTCGATAGACAGTGGGTTCCGGTGCCCTGCCGAAAGTAAAACCTTGGGCGCACGCGGGTGCCTTTTGGCTGGTTTGAATGACAAGCAGATCACCCTCGGCTTCCAAGATTGATTGGAGCCGTGCGATATATTCAGACAGCTTCATCCTTCCTCCTTGGCTTGCTGACAGGGCAGCGCGTC